TTTTTGATCGGTCATTTGCGTGACTTCTTTTTAAGAGTTTTCTTTTGGTTGTTGATAAAATCAACAGATTGTTTATAGGTATTCAATATCTTTACTTGACACCCATTATGTATAATCATGAACCTATTACCGCATGGAACTGCCGCCCATACACCATCATTAGTCACATAACCTAGAGGAGATCCTGGTTTAGGTTCTAAAATACCTGGACGTGGTATGAAAGGTTTGAGAAACTTTTCCATTAAAAAACTGCGGTAACACTTACGATTCTAGCACCAGGGTTGCGAGCAACCGCAACTTTCTTGGCATCTTCGTAATCAACGGCAACAACTTCCTCCTTGAAGACAGTTCCTGCTTTGAAGAGAGTGACTTTACAACGCATGATTCAGCGGCGGATAACGGAAACGGCGGGTTGACCTTGTTCAAACACAGTGTTTACTACTGCCTGAACGCTCCTAGCGGTGCTGATACCCACTTTATCAGCAACAGGAACACAAACTAACCCAAAGGTTTTTTGAGAACCTCCTAGGCGGATTACACGCCCGATTGATTGGGAGATACCAATATAGTCCATGTTACGCATGAACATCACAGCATCAAGTCCCTTTACATTGATACCCTCAGAAAGAATAGAGTGGTGAATGATAACAAAACGTGTATCACTTTCACCCCAAGCATTGAGAGTCTTGAAGAACTCATCGCGGGTAACTTTCTTACCGTTGATGATAGCACCAGTCTTGGAAGTGATATACATCCAGTTGTAACCACGTTGCTCAATCTCATCAGTAAAATCAGATTGAGTAATGAGTCGAACAATCTGCTTGGTAGAACGAGCAGCAATCAGGATCTTGTTAGCATCGTTGTCATCAATGGTATCCAACAGATTCTTAGAATCAGATTGTTTGAAATCACCTTGAGGGAGTTTAGTGATACTAACCTTTGGGGGCAGAATGTAACCCTCCTCAACTAATTTAGGGGCAGGAACATTACAAATAACTTGCCCATAAACACGGGAATCATTCATTCCGGGTTTGCGAACAGTCAATGAGTGCTTAGGTGTTGCTGTAAAGTAGAAGCAACGTCTCGCATGGCGACTGTAATACTCTGTAGGAACATAAAAGTTACGCTGAACAGAGTTATGTGCTTCATCAAAATAAATGGTATCAACGCAGATACCAGACTGAACAATCTTCTCTAACGAATGATAAGTTGTGAAGATAATGCGATTACGCTTCCAAGTTTGCACTGCCCAGTCATAAATGTGTGCTGGTTTAGTGGTAGATTCGTGCTCAGTATCTCCACTGTGAACGTGAAGAACACGAACCATGGGATCAGTGATAACTTCCAGAAACTCTTTGCAGAGTTGTTGTGCCAAAAGAATACGAGGAGCAACCACAACAATAGTGGTAGGACCATCAGCATCAAACTGTTGCTTTGCATCAGTGATCATGGCAAGAGTCTTACCACCACCAGTAGGGATGATGACCTGACCCTTTTCATACTTCTGCATCGCTGCCAGAGCATCCTGCTGGTGAGGGCGAAGGTTGATCAAGTGGTGTCCTGTTCAGTATGGATATATTATAGCAGAAAACCGCCCACCAGGAAACCCAGTGGACGGTCTGTAGATTGGACCCTATCAGCGGAAGCAGTAGGTTCCTTCGTTGTCAACAAAGTGCAGAATACCTTTGTTACGGAGGATCTGCAGTTCTGCTAGGATTGTGCCCTTAAAACTCTTTTCATTCTTGAATTTCGTCACCGTAGTACGAACTGGACGAATTGTATCAAAAGCTTCAGTAGCAGTAAAGCAGCGATTTTCAAATCGAGATTGAAGCAACTTCAAAGTCATTTGCCACATTCTCACATTCACTTGATTTGGAGATTGTATCTCCTCAACAATATCTTGGAGTTTATCAACTTCATCCACACCATCGATTTGAAAAGGACGCTTACCGATAATCAAGAAATCCCGAAGATCAACTTCACTATCTTTGTAGATGATGTCCAAACTATCAAGCATACCACGGAGTTCTTTAATCCGAGTAGAGATAACTTTAAGAAGTTCATTGCCGTCTGCAACATCTTTCGTATTCACATAAAAGTTCAAGCGAGTCTTGATACCTTCGGCAGCATTAGCAAGAAATACGGGAAGAAAATCACGAATCCAAACCTTTTGACTTGCTTCATATAAGCGATCAACAATTTCGGTAGTAACAGTAGCACCAGAATCGAGAATGATGATATTGTGCTTCTTGAAAATCTCAATAAGACCAGCAGGACCAGAGCGTTGAGTGTAGTTGGTCAAGAAAGAATCTTTGACTTCATCTTTGAAAATGTAAGTTTTCAGATTAGTACGGTTGATAGCAATCTCATTGACTGCAAAAGTATCAACCCACTCATTAACCATTTCTTGGGTGACATCAATACCCCTTTCTTTTTGGCGGCGAACCCAATCCTTTCCGCGTGCTTTATAGTCATCATAGTTAGACTCAGTGCCATCAGGTTGCGGTTGATGAAGAAGACCAACCTCATCAATTACGTCACCATCATCATAACCATCGTTAGTAGTATAAACATCAACAAGCATCCACTCGTAGTTGTTAGTAACATACCACATCCACCGATGGTTGCCATTCACCAACCAGTTTTCCAGTTTGTTGGTGTCTTCATTCAGAAGAATCACGGGGGGCAGTTTACCAATCTTATATCCTTTCTCCAGATTACGCGCTACACGATCATATACTTTGCGGTCATTACCACGCTTACGACCCACGTTTTTGCGTTGTTTAATGTCTTTGACATTAACGATTGCAGTATAACGATAAGTACAACTCTTATACTCGGGGCGAATATAATTCTCAACTTCACGCTTTAAGTGAAGCAACTCATCAGTATCTTTTGGGTGTGCAATATATTCGGAAGGAATCCGAACTTCAGTACCAAAACCTTTACCAGACATAATAGTTAGTTAATGCAGTGTGCAACGTGGTGAGGCATCCCTCAACCACAAACACAATATACAATGAATCCGCTGCCCTGTCAACCCCCTGTATGATTAGAAGAACTTATCTAACCTTGCTTCGCTCGGATCCTTGCTAGGTGGCGCTGGAACCTCTCCTGTAGGTTTGGGGATCACTCCTAGACCGTGATCTTCTAACCCCACAGCATCATCAAAAGAATAATCATACTCTAAGGCATCAGCACAAACATAGTGTCGATGTGTTACAGGTACTCCCAACCGCTCACACAGTTCCTTATGATTGTCTTCCATCATTTCTACAGCATACAACATATTCTCTAAGATATGTTCTTCGCTATGATATTGTGACAAACGATTCTTTAATCCAACAAGAAAGTTACCACAACCAGCAGAGTTGTCAATAAATGTGCTGTTAGGATCTTTTAGCAATTCAATATCAATCTCATCAATCATTTGCTCAACAAGTTCCATAGGAGTGAAAACTTCTTGAGTTTCTTTGATACGTTCATCTGAACGATCAATCGAAGATCCTACCTTCTGATTGTGTGTGTTCTTTGCCATATTTTTCTTCAAGACATTTGATGTAAGTAGTGATTAGATCATTTTTACCAAAGTGATACCTACCATTACATTGTGATGCGGCGGCACGAAACTTATCAGCAAATTCTACCATATTATCAACAACTTTACTATCCTTTGCTCGTAAGAAGTGATGACCTCTAGCATAGTGAACAAAATTTTTAGTTTTTACTCTACCACTGGGTCCACAACCATATTCACCTACGAAAACATTTGCTTCATCTCTACGCTCATAAGGTAAAAATTCAAAGTCTGGATGTTCATGTACCATAGGTATCTCACCCACACCTGTTTCAAATCTAGATGAGTTTTTTACCTCCCAGTGTTGCTTCACAGCGTTGATACCACCTGGGAAAGTTGTCGAATCTAGATCTTCATCAACAACACAATGTAGATGTCCTACGATCTTATTGAGTGATGATGGTTTGCGTACAGATGTTGGAAGAACAAAACGAATATCATCAGTAACTTCTGATGTTTTATTCAAAAATCTAATCGCAAGATTACCACCAACACCGTATGGTGGATTTCCAATAGCAAGAGTAAATTTTTTCATGGGATATATTTTAACGCAAGTGTGAATCTATGTCCAGACCTATAGCTGGTCGCTTTATGGAGGATATTAGCATCAAAATATACTAAACGATTGGGAAAAGGAAGTATTCCACGAATTTCGTCATCAATCAAGAATTGAGTTTCACCTCCCATTTCTATGTCCCACTCATCATTTACATAGTATAACATTGTGATTCCGTGATCACCGTCAATATGAAAATGTGGATTTTCAGAGGAAGCAAAACAATTTACATACATTCGATCTAGTTTGAGATCTCCTACCAAATCTTTAGTTTTGAAATAAAATAAATTATAAATCCAACTTTTCTCATCTATCTCGTGAACCATGCCTGTTGGTATATCACCAGGAGCATCATATTCACCGTAATTATATGATGCTGAATAACAATAATTTATTACATCATGACATTCTTTTGTGGATAAAAAGTTATCCTGGAGGTGGATTCCATTCTGATGCTTCATATTTTGGATCGAAAAGATCTCTTGCGTTTACATTAAAAGATATAGTTACTCTTGGTTTTTTTGATGATTTTTTCTGAGGTTTAACTCTATGATAAAGATAAGACGGGAACATTAAAAAAGTTCCTTCAGACACTTCTGGAGTATACCAATTATATACACTACTTTTATGATCTGGAATTTGATAACTAAAGCGTCTAATCTGATGAAGTGGATCCATAAAATCTACCGGTGTATGAACTTCTTCATCATATGATAAAAAGTAAATACAAGCGAAGTGATTTATTTGGAAGTCATCTGGAAGATGATCATGAATTTCTTGATAAGATCCTTCTTCATACCAATTAAACCATAATTTACCAGATACTTCAAAACTAATTTTATGATCGAATTGTTGTACTAATAAAGAATTCAGGACAGGATCAATTATATCTCGTTTTTCATCAAACCATTTACCACCACCAGGAAAGTCTGTTCTTAAATTATCGGTTGCCCAATGTTCAGGCGGATTAGCAGAATCTAGTTCTTCGGATATACTAGGAAGAAGTTCATTCTTAAAAAAGTCACTGGTATTTTTATCTAACTTAGATCTAAACACCGGTACTGAAAATAGGCTTAATGTTTCTGTACTCATCTCTTCAAAGGCAACAAAGCAATTCTAGTTGTATTTTACTATTTTGTCAAGTATCGCGGATTCTACAACCGAAAAAACTTGAAATACAGTATCGACCACCACCATCATAGTATTCAGAATCCTCTATCTTTACTTCTTTTACTCCATGTTCTACCCATCCAGGAAAGATTATGGTAGAATTATTCATACAATCTAGTTCATAATCATATTGTGGGAATTGAAGTTCACCACCTTGAAAGTTTTTAGGTTCTTTATAGAAATAGGAAAATGCTAAAAAGTGCATTGACCTATCAATGTGTGGTTTATAATATTCGCCATTGTGATAATATCTCACTTTTGTGATATCATAGTTTGATAGAGTAGAGATACCACAACACGGATGAGTATCAGCAAAAATATCTAGGATACCACAATCAAATAACTTTCGATTTACCGTCAAGATATTTGATAATGATCTATAATTATCATCGCCACTAGGGTTTCCATATACATCATCTAGTGCTAAAGCATTGGAATTTGTGTATCCAACCACTCCGCCAAATTTTTCTGCTGGTAATAGTTTCCCTGGTTTTGTGTAGAAGTTTAACTCTTCCCAGATAAGATCTAGTTCTTCTTCATCATAAAAATCTTCAACAATTAAATGAGGGAATGGACCATCAAATTTTGTAACTTCTAATCTCTGCATAATCAATACTCATCATCTGTGCTTCCTTGTATCATCGCCCATGAAGTTGCCAAGTATTTTGTTCCACCTATGGGGGGATTACCTCTGTGTGTATGTGTAAAAGATGCTGGGAATATTAGTACATCACCAGCAACTGCTTTTTCTCTTTTTCCTTGATATAAAAATTCTGTTTCCCCATACTCAAAATTATCATTTAGATATGCTTGGATTACAAAGGATCTAGGAGAGGTCATCATACTTGAATTTTCATAATGCCAATTATGAAAACCTCCACCTTCAAGAATCTTTTTCAACTTACAATCATAAAACAAAAAATTGTTATTATTTAATATACTAAAATTTTCTATGTAATCGTCTATACAGGGTTTGAATTTTGAAAGTATAAAAGAGACTATTCTATGACTAGATGATAAGTTTATTTGTAAATCTTGCGATAGATTTATTTCTCTATGATCGTGAAAATGAAGTGCTTTTTTATTATGAACTAACCCACCACTTTCTTCAAAGTAGTCAATAGTATCGATTATAGACTCAAGTTCTTTTTTATCAAATACACTCTCATACCTGATAATATGATCTGTTATCATAATATAGTGAAGATTTCAAGTATTTATTATTATCAATTAAATCCCTGATTACTGCTGCTACTAGTTCGTCTACCAATAACTAATGCTGATCCCGCATAATAAACACTAAATGAGATACCACTACTTTTTCTTCTGACAGCACTGCCACCTCTTCCACCTGCTCCTCCTGGACGATCGTCGTGCTGATTGCTAGTTCCTGGATCCCCGCTTTCACCATCATTGAGTTCCATAGTAACCGTAGCGCCAAAACCGGCACCACCTCTTCCACCGTATGCTTCCTCATCATTATCTACAGCAGCACCACCAGCGCCGCCAGCATATCTTGATCCAGATTCACCATCTTTTCCTTTTTTGCGGTTTCTATTATTGGTTCTGCCTTTATATCCAGCTTCTCCTCCGCGTCCTTTATCGTCACCTTGACCGCCACCTCCGCCGCTGCCACCAGCTTTTCGAGTCTGTCCACCATCTCGTTGACGGGCACCGCCGCCACCACCTCCGCCGCCTCCGCCGCCTATAATTTGACCGCCAGGATGGACGTGAACGTCACCACTAAATGCCATTCCTAGTGCTGAAGTGCCCTGTTCTCCCTTTCCTCCTTTCCTGTCGTATGCAGTTCCACCTTCTCCTCCGTCTCCACCAGCACCAAAAATTCTTCCATTACCCCCAACATCAACACGAAGTTGTGTGCCACTCTCCCATGCGCCACCAGTTCTCAATGTGATATTACTATTTTCTTGGTCATATTTACCTTGTTCGCCTCTCTCCCTTGAAAGTTTTTTATTGACATGTATAATGATTTTAGACCCGCTAGTAATTGATGGAGCAGACGACTTAAATCCTAAAACCGTAACTTTCCCCGATTTATATGTTTTATATGCAGTCTTAATATTTAAATTGTTCTTCCCTTCTTCTTCATCGCCTCCACTATAATAATCAACAACTACATTTAACCTTTTCTGATAAAAATCACTAAATTTTATTGTTCCAGATTGTGGAATAATTGATGTTGGAGGTCTATGAGATTGACCTGTATCATCATCATTATCAAGTCCCAAATTACTTAAACCACCAACACTCTGACTAATACGGTAGGCACCTAAATTTTTATTTGGTGGCATACCAAATTCATTTTTTATATCTGTGAAGCTAATTGGATCTCCAGGATTTTTGTTAATCATAGATTATGCGCTAGTAATTGTTTCCCAGGAAGAACCTGTATAAACTTGTAATTTATTAGATGTTGTGTTGTAAATGAACGCACCAGCTACTGTTCCTAATCCAACTCTTTCCACATCAGAAACTCTTGGTGGAATCATAAATGAATGTGTAGTTCCAGCACCAGCATTAGCAAAATCTATTGATGATTGTGGAATAGTTGTGCCAACAGAAACTTTTTCTCCAGAGATAGCACCATTTACATCAAGAGCAAAGAAATCACCAATAACACTGGTTCCAATTCCAACATTACTAGAATCATCAACAAAGAATTGTCCGACACCAGGATTAACAGCAAATGGTATAAATGAAGGAACTGTGCCTGTATTTCCAATTACTAAATGTCTTTCTACTGTCGCTGTCTCACCTATTGAAACAATATTAAATGTAGATATTCCCGAAGATACAACATCTCCAGTTACATTACCAAATAAATTGGTGTTCATTGAAGATACATTCAATGATGATATAGTTAAATTTCCACTAATAAAGACATCACTACTAAAGAAAGCATCGTCACTGAATGTTGATATTCCTTGAACGTTCAATCTTTGTGATGGATTAGTAATACCTAATCCCAGATTTCCCCCATATGTGAGAGACATTATTACACTGTCATTGTTATGCCAATGGAAATCACCAGTTCCTATTCCAGGAGAACCAGATTGTAAATAACAATTGATGTTTCCATCACCATAGTTAATAAAATCAAGAGAATTGTGTGTACTATAGGGAAAAGATATACTGTTATTGGCATATCTAATTTGAGCATTATCTCCGTTAATTTCTACAGATGATCCAATAGTAATAGCTGATGGTTGTTTATCCGATAACAATCTAAGAGAAGCAGAGATACCGTCAGTGGTATTGATGCCAGCAAATCTATCTACTAAAATATCAGCACCAATACCTGAAGTTGTTACTCCAACAGTTATATTTCCAGTTAATGGATCAGTTCCAACACCAAGTGTGGATTTTATGGTAGATACTCCAACAGTAATTTGATTGATCGCTAAATCAGCATTTGAAGTTAAGTCAGTTGCTGTAGTAGCTGTGCCGATTACATCTCCTTCAAATCTAGTTCCAGTTATGATTCCAGAGATGATATTAGATACTTCTATATCTGGGGTTCCACTCAAAGTAAGAGCAGTTGAAGCAGTTCCAACTACATCACCATCTAATGAAGTTGCTGTAATAATTCCAGTAATTACTATCTCATCGCCTTCTAAATTACCAATAAAACTAGAGGCAGTTGCTAAACCAGTTACATTAAGTTGTTGACCATTAAAAGTGGTAGCAGTTGCTAGACCAGTTACATTAAGTTGTTGACCATCAAAAGTATTAGCAGTTACAATACCAGAAACTACTATCTCATCGCCTGTCAAATTACCAGTGACATCTCCAGTTAAATCTCCATTAAAATTAGAAGCAGTTGCTAGACCAGTTACATTAAGTTGTTGACCTTTAAAAGTATTGGCAGTTATAATACCTGTTATTTGTATATCTTCTGGCAGTCGATCATTATTGACAGTTCCTGATACTAATTCATCGGCGTTAAGTGAAGTTAGTAACGAACCTGTGCCAACAAAATCTGAAGCAGTTACAATACCCGTTGCTATTACGTTTCCTTCGGAACTAATTCCAACACCATGGACAAATCCAGCAACAGACGTGTCAGTATTTCCACCGACCTGAAGCATGAATCTTGGATCATCAGTCCCTATACCAACATTGCCAGCATTATAGATGCTTATGAATCCCAATCCAGCATCAACATCTAACCATTGTGAAGTTGGCATACCTTGAAGGTATCTAGCATCACCATAGTAAGTAACAATTCCGGTTGGATCTGGAGCAGTTACAATACCGCTACCAATACTTACACCACTACCAACAATAATACTATCAGATTCTAATTTAATTTCTTTAAATGTTGCTATTCCAGAGACAACTAAATTTTGTCCTCTTAACTCAGTTGCGGTAGCAAATCCAGAGATTTTTACATCACCACGAACATCTAGCAATTCAGTTGGAACCGTAGTGCCGATTCCAACCAAACCAGTAGGACTTACTACTAAATTATCATCATCAACTTGAACACCATTACGAAAATTAAACTGCTTGTTATAATTCGCCATCTCAGGATGCTTTTCTAGTTATTTAGTTTATCTTCAAGAGAAGAAACCTTATCATTTAGTTCCTTAATTGCTTCAATTAAAAGTGGAACAAGTTTTTCATAACGAACTGCCTTATATCCATCATCTCTAGTTGTTACAATTCCAGGCAATCCAAGTGCTTCAACCTCTTGAGCGATAACACCTGTTTCAGTTCCTTCTTTTTTTGCATTCTCATTCCAATCAAAAGTGTATCCTCCCAGTGACACAACTTTTGCTAAAGGATCTTCAATCTTAGAGATATTATCCTTTAATCTTTCGTCGGAACTGTAGAAAGCAATTATATCATCAGGAAAAAGAACTTCATCAGTGTATCTATTAAACTGTAAATTGGATTTTTTATAAACCTTTCGAGCACCTTGCCCGTTGCCAGACGCATCGCCAAGGAGTACATTCAAATAATTTCCAGTTGCATCGTTAGAAGCACTCCTTATATTGACTTTATCAGCAGTCAAATCCAAATCAATGGAGGTTACGCCGGTAAGAGCACCATTGTTTATACTGACATTACCAATCCTATGGGAAACATTTTGGGTAGGTACAATTAGTTCTCCGCCAACGCTCTGGAGATGACCATAAGCAATAACAGCTCCATTTGTGGTTCTGATATTACCTGTGCCATCATATCCTTTAGAACCAGTTAATGTGCCAAAACTACTGACTTTGAAAGAACTTCCAACCTCTAAATCACCATCAAGGTCAGTTTTGCCTGCTACCTCTAACTGACCATTGATACCAACACCGCCAGAATATCGAGCACCACCTCCAACGAAAAGATCTTTTTTAATACCAACACCACCGTCAACTCTCAGAGCACCGGTTGAAGGACTGGTAGAATTTTCAGTTACATTAACTTCAAATCTAGAGTTAGCTTCAATATGACTACCTGCGGCTCCTTGCTGAGCACTTAACTTTAATTCACCACTTCTAGTTGTGATTGTTTGGTTACCAGTAGTAGTTGGAGCACTAGAATCATAGTAACCTATCATTATTCTGCCGATATGTGCTTCGGCAAACGCATGGGTTTTACAACCAATACCAACACCAAAACCACCATTAGCAGCAGCATCTACAAAAGGTTGAATACCCTTGTCTGATTGTCCTCCGATAAGTTGCGTTGAAGCAGCAGAACCACCTATCCTAATATGGTTTTCTACAAGAGCACGATCATTAACATGTAACTGATCCTCAACCCAAGCATCATCACCAACATAAAGATCTTTGGCAATCGATACACCACCTCCAAAGAATCCACTAGGAGTACCACCACCAACACTTATGCTGTTGATATTATCTGTTGAATTAAATACTCCTCTTCCACAAACATGTAAACTCTTTCCAATAGCAGCACCGCCAGAAACTCTCAGTGCCGCATTTTGATCAGTGCAGTTGTTGGCATCAGTTTCGGAACCAATGTCAACTGATCCATTTGTTCTAAGAGACTTAGGAATGGAAGTTAGAGTCATTGGTTTACTGAATCTAACTGTTGATGAGAATGTTACGGGTCCATCAAATTGTGAAAGTAATTGTTTAGACTTACCACCCTCAACCAGAATTCTATCTTTAACAATAACTTCATCAAATACAACACTCAGTGTATTTGGATCTTGACCTGTGATGGTTGGAATTGGAACATCAAATGTTTTTTGCTCTCCAGATTGAGCAGAATACTTAGTATTTCCAATATAGAAGTCACCGTCACTATCCATACCAGTGTATAGAACTGTTCCACCAGCAGTTTCTTGTGATTGTGACAAGAACTCTTCATCTTCACTAAGAGTCTTAACCTGAACCTGTGGAAGACCTGTGGAATAGTTACCAGGACCATATCCAAGATATTCAAATGTATGCCCAGAAGCACGAAGAATAGATGGTCTACGAAGTTCAATAGGAAGTAATTTAATTTTCCTGATTTCAGAATTTGTTTGGTGCCTCTCAGCAATGGTTCCCATAGAACCACGAATTACTTCTAATTCATTGTTTATGATCGTCGTTGATCTGACTCTCATAATTTCATTATCAATTTGAATATAGCATCCGAGAGGGAATCTAGATCCAATATGTGATAAGGTTGTTGTATATGGAATTTTCGTTTGAGTAATATCAATATCAGTGGTTCCACCAACTTTTATTGATTCGTTATCAAAGAATGTATGAAGTCTAGTTCCAATGTTTTCGCCAAAACTATCAGCACTAGCATCATTAGCAGATAATGCATGCTTCAAGTAATACTCCGCATCTGCTAAATCGACATCAGAGAAAATTCCATAAGACCACTTCCCTTGATTATTTTTTTCAATAGAGCTAACAACAAAATTACCCAAACTTTCATCATTAGATTTTAAAAGTTCAATTGAATTTCCGTTTGATAAATTATTTTTTTCATCTGATAAAACGGTGAAGACACTACCAGCAGAACCACTAATAGAATTACTAGGAATTTGTTTAACTTTACCAACTATAGTAACATATTCTCCTGGATTTATTTCAGGAGAGCTAGTATGCGTTTTAATAACAATTTGATTTTTATTTTGTAAAGATCCACTACTTCCATCAATCCTATAGTATCCACCAGTAGCAGTTCCGATACCGGTTATTTGAACGTAACTATCAGATCCATCACTGATATTAGTAGAAGCAAGTGTAATGGATGCTGAAGTAGAAGATGGTGTTCCACCAATTACTGATGTATCAAAGTAAAGAGTTTCGTTCGCAGTGTATCCAGATCCGTGTTCTGTAATAGTGAATTTGCTAGCAGCGCCATTACTATCAATCGTAACAGTTGCTGTGGCACCATCCCATATTGCTATTGATGGTGAAGAAGCATCATTGAATAATTTTACATTATGATATGTGCCAGGACTATGACCAGATCCAGCATTAGCAAGACTGGTAGAATCAGCATCAAAATGTATGCCATTCAAACCATGCTCTTCAAGAAGAGTTAAAGTTCTAGTATTACCATTATCAGTAACACCTACGATTCTATTTCCTAGAGAATATGCTCCAAAGAAAGAGTCAATAGTTTCTCTGGTCAAACTTCTCTTTAAGTCATTAGTAACAACTTCTCCAAGAGGAATTCTCTTTGCGTAGGATGCTGCTGCTGGTGGATTATCCTCCTCATTATCTCTGTCTAACTGTGGATAAAGATCAGTAATATTCTGACTGTATTTGAAACTAGAGAATTCACCACTCGCTTGTGAAACTTTATTGTCAGCATTGAGAACATAAAGATAGTAAACACCATCCTGTACATCTTTTATAAAAGGAGTAACCGTCTCTACACGATAGATGTAATGATTTTTTCTTGTATCATTTCTAGAGAAGTTTGGTAGATTCTTATCTCTCGTTTGAACATCGATGATAGGATCTCCAGGATCACGAGCAATTCCAAAAACATCGGTATCCTTTACAGTAAATGTCTTACCATCAACAACAGTATCTACCTCAAAACTTCCGTTAAATCCAAAATTAGATCTACTTCCCGTATTATTTGAGCTAGGGATATTATTGAGATTTACAAAATCACCTACTTTAAGACTATGAGATCTATCTGCTGTGATTCTAATAGTATCAGTTGATGGTGTATAAGTGCAACTACTAATAAATCTAGGATTACGATCAAAATCATAATCTTGTGTTGTTATACTTGTGATGCTAAAATCACTAGCATCTCTTACATTAACAGTAGCAGATTCTTGTAAGACAAAACCAGTTACTGGATCTCTAGAATTGTTAAGTTCTTTTGGAACAACATAACGCAATTTGTAAAGTTTTTCATCAATACTTCTTCCATCCTCAATTCTTCGGAAGTAAGATATTTCGGTTTCTGTAATTTTTGGGTTAGATAGTTGACCTTGATCATATAAAGTTTGAAGTTTACCCTTCAGTGTGTTATTAGTACCGGATACGTAGATAAACCAGTTTCCTTTATTATAATCATATTGAATTGGATGACCGATTTCACCTGCTTTTTTATCAGAAACTCTACTCTCTACTCTAAGTTGAACCCCGCCATAACTTCTTATTGTAATTGGTTCAGCGAGGTTAGCATTAGTAACCGATGAAGCAATACGGAATTGACTATTAGATAACGGAATATTTGAAGTAGATTTAGTAACAGCGTAATAAACTTTATTACTCTCTAATCCTTCAGGTAAATCACCAGTTTCACTGAAGATTCTGATAGATTCTCCATCAGACAGATTGTGAGCTTGAGTACAGGAATAAACAGTTTGACCATTTACAGTTCCAAGAGTAATTCCAGTGAAAACTTTAGCAGAAGTATCAGAACCAGTAACAGTATTGCTACCACCATTTACTGGTATGGTATCTGTCATTAAAGTCGTTGCTTCAAATCTATTGCCGCTAGAATCCTTTAAGAATATTGTATCATTTACTTTGGCACCAATTCTAAATCCTTGAGCAATAATTGGGGGTGGTTCTGATTCAACAGTATATCCTAGTAAATAAACTCTTTCTGGAAATGAAGTCTTGGTATCATTATATAATTGAAGATCAAATTGTGCCCATTCAATTTCTACCTCACTGTTACCAAGAGATCTAGGAGTGACAACACCAGTGACATAACCTCTATCATCCTTGTCAAATGCTGCCCTCTTAAATCCATCAGAAGCTAATGAGAATTGACCAAAGTTTGAGTTAGAGTTAGTAATAGATGCGTCACCACCACTCAAACACTCAAAATGCTTATGGAAACCAATAGCAAACACCGAAACGATCTGAATGACCGCATCGTTTGACATCTTAATATGAGTTGTAGTCCATCCATCTCTATAAACAGCATCAGAATCTAGATGGAATACTGTGGCATCATTATTTGAAGATGATTCTTGTGATAATGCTTCACCATTGACTGTTCCATATCCAATACCACTCCATCTTCTATTTGATGGGTCGTATTTTACAAAAGCACGATCGTCTTTTTGGAGAGAAACAGCGGTAAACTGAGCAACAACCATAGAGCGGAAACCATCCGCCTTGGAACCATCAGCATGCATACCCTGCAGACCATAAACAGATCGCAAAGAGCAGTTGAAGATATATGGTGAAGCACCAGAAACAGTGTCAGTTTCAATGATAGCAGCAGCACCGTTTCCTGGTGCCAGACCCGCAGGAGCTCCGGCAGGTAGATTGGCTCTTACCGAGGGTAAAGAATATGTGAATTTTCTCTCACTAATAACAGAAACTACTTTTGTTGAGATATTATAATCTGGAACATTAATACCCTTAATTTTGACTGGTGTTCCGGCATTGAGTCCGTGAGCAGATTGAGTCTCGACCGTAACAACGTTGGATGGAGTAGATCCATCACCAGAAATAATACTAGAGATAGTGATTGGATCAGAAGCAAAAGCACCGACAATTTCCCATTCTGGGCGTTGCTTGGCAAAAGATAGTGGAGATGCTGGATACTTCTGATCAATCTCTCTACCAGAAGCTCTGTTAAATGCGTTACTAACCTTGCTATAATACATATCAAGGTCTGTAAGCGAATATCCACCTGGGATATTAACACCATCAGCATACTCAAAACAAGTAAGTTTGTGGTGCGAGAAGGTTGGTTTAGATCTATTATTTGTAGAGAAGTCACTTGGATCAGTATAGACTAATCCTGTCTCATCACCATCAAAGAAAGTGAACTGCCAGAAATAACAAGCACCAGTAATTCTGAAGATAGCAGAACTACGAACGTTATCATCAGTTGGATTTGGAACATATTTTGGTCTAACTTTAGTCTTTCTTAAATCTAGACCAACAATAGAGGTACCACGGGGAATAATTATACCACCATTGATACTGTTAAACTTATAGAGAATATTATTTTCTTGAGTTAAATCAAAATTAGAATTAAGAGTGAGTGTTAATTCATTTTGAGCAGCAGATTCTGCGCCATTTGGAGCAACAGCAATCGCATTATTTGCTACATCCTTAATAGCAAATCCAGGTCTATTATCAATTAAATGCTCACCAGGGAACACAAGAATAGTAGTTTTCTCTACTAAATCATTATCATCACCCCTCAAATATGAGAATCTTGCCGACTCTAGCAGTGCTCTCTGAATAGTTTTGAAGGGTTTTGTTAATGAATTACCTTGGTTTTCAATACCATCAGTAGAGTCAAGGTCGTTAGGGTTAACGTATAGAATGCGACCTTCGGCATTCTTGATAAAATTCTCAAGCTTATTAAGAGGCATCTTATTCTGACAACCGTTAGATTTCTATGTTTTATTTATCCCCTTAAATCTTCCTCGTCAAAATAAGATACTAGATCTTCTGGTAATACTTCTGGGTTTGAAATCTCGATCGAATCAAAGCATGGATGACATGCTTCTTGAATCAAATAATTAGATCCTCTATAAACATCATCTACGTCAAAACTTTTATTTCCATTTGCTTCTTTAACTAAGTCCTGATCCCAAAGATGACCAACAGGCAATTCATCAAAAGTAAATGGGATATCATTTAAGAAGTACATCTTGACGATCATTCTCTCATCGTTATACCAAACTAGAGAAGAGCTAACCTCAAAAACGTTCTTCATAATACCTCTTTTTAGGTATTTAGTGCGAGTAGGGAGACTTGAACTCCCACGAGCGTGATGCTCAACAGATTTTAAGTCTGGTGTGTCTACCGATTCCACCATACTCGCAGAACATTACACTTATCCGTATGCTTGCTGTGGGGCACTCAACCCAACATACTGACAGTTTGTAATGGAGTAAGACACAATTTCCGTTGTGAATATCCAAGGGGGTTTATCCTCACCAACAGGG